TTCACCCGCGAAATTGTGAGCCGCGAAAGCAAAAGGCGCAAGCGCTACCGCATGCAGTACATTCCCAGCCTGGTCACGGATAATCCGTATATCGGCGAGGATTACCTGTTCCAATTGGAAAGCAAGCCGGCGGCTTTGCGCAATGCTTTGCTCTACGGCGACTGGAATGCGTTTGAAGGGCAGGTTTTCACCGAATGGCAGGACCGTCCCGAACACTATCAGGATCAAAGGTGGACGCATGTGGTGGAGCCGTTTGCCATCCCCGATCACTGGCCCCGATACATGAGCTTTGACCATGGCTACTCGAAGCCCTTCAGCGTGGGCTGGTGGGCGGTGTCGCCGCACGGCACGGCCTACCGCTACCGCGAGTGGTACGGCTGCGAGCCGGGACGCGCCAACAAGGGCGTCAGGCTCACGCCCCGACAGATCGCCGAGGGCATTCTGGAAAGAGAGCAGTACGAACGCGAAAACAACATCCGCATTGACCGCATCGCCGATCCCGCCATCTTTGACCGCTCGCGCGGCGACAGCGTGGCCCAGCTGATGGAGCCTGTGGGCAATCAGCCCGGCGTGTTCTTCCGCCCCGGCGAGCACAACCGCCTCTCCGGCAAGATGGAGATCCACGAGCGCCTCCGCTTTGATGAGGAAGGCCGCCCGAAAATGCAGGTATTCACCACCTGCCGCGATTTCATCCGCACCCTGCCTTCGCTGCCCTATTCCACCCGCTCCGTGGAGGATGTGGATTCCGAGGCGGAGGATCATATCTACGATGAAACCAGGTATTTCTGCATGGCGAGGCCTGTGAAGGCAAAGGAGAAAAAGGGAAAGGCTGCCGTGTTTGATCCGTACAGAGAGAAATGAGGCTACCCCTCAGCCCCCTGCGGGAGCTGTCAGCGAAGCTGACTGAGGGGTAGCCTCGGCAGCAAACAAGAAAGGAGAAACGGAAATGACCCAAGATGAACGAACCCTCCGCGACGAGGCGTATACCCGACTGCGCATCTGGCGCGACGGCTGCCGCGAGATCCACGAACGCGCCAAGGAAGCGCGCAGCATCCTGCTTCTGCAGGATCCCCGTCAGGATATGCAGACGGCCTCGCGCCGCAAGGACAAGCGCACCCTGCAATTGCAGACCCTCAAATCCACCTTCAACAACTGCGTGGCCGATCAAATGGACAACATGCCCGAGGCCCTGCTGATGCCGGAGCGCGCCGGGCTGGAGGAGGTGACCGAGGATCTGGCCGATATCGTGCGCCATGTGCTGAGCCAGAACGGCTTTGAAGCGCTGCACCGCCGCAGGGTGGAGGACTGCTTTGCCACCGGCACGGCCGTTACGCAGGTGGCGTGGGACCGCGATCTGGACGGCGGGCGCGGCAACATCGCGCTCATCCGCTGGCCCATCGAGGCCTTCCTGTGGGATCCCGCCAGCGAAAATCTGCAGGATGGCCGCGCCGTGTTCAAGGTGAGCTGGCATCCCCTGAGCTGGTTCAAACAGCATTATCCCGATCAGTCCATGGAGATCGGCAGCGACGAGGGCGAGTACAGCGGCCTTGGCATGGCGGATGCGCAGGAGCAGAGCCGGCCGGCCGATGAGGACCGCGCCATGCTCATCGAATACTGGTACCGCCTCTACGATGCACAGCAGCGCCGCTTCACCGTCAACGTGGCCTATCTGGCCGGCGGCGCGCTGCTTTCCAACACCCTGGATGTGTACCGCCACGGCATGTATCCCTTCATTCTGGATGTGTACACGCCCATCGAGGGCCTGCCTGTGGGCGACGGTCTGGTGCAGGAGCTTGCGCCCATGATGCGCTACATCAACCGCTACGCCAGCTACATCGACATGAACCTGCGCATGGCCGCCAAGGGACGATTGCTCATCGACCGCAATGCGGGCATCGACAAGGAAGCCCTGCTGGACTGGGAAAACGACGTGGTCGAGGGCGACCGCATCGACCCCAGCGCGCTTCAGTGGCTGCAGACCCAGCCGTTCACCGGCATGGTCACGCGCCAGATGATGCAGTTGCAGGCCGATATCAAGCAGGACAGCGGCCAGAACCAGTTTGCGCGCGGCGAGACCGTGGGCGGCGTGACCGCCGCCAGCGCCATCAGCGCCCTGCAGGAGGCAGGCGGCAAGATCACCCGTCTGCGCACGCAGGGGCTCAATCAGGGCTTCCGCGAGATGGTCACGCAGGTGATGTGGCTGATCAGCCAGTTCTACGACCGCCGCAGGGTGTTCTTCATCACCGGGCGCGAGGTGAGCGCCAACCCTGAACGCCTTTTCGGGCAGAGCGTGTTCCCCGCGCCGCCCTATACCGTGCAGGTGCAGATCCAGCGCCGAAATCCCCTCAGGCAGCAGGCGCAGAACGAGCTGGTTCTGCAGGCCTACCAGATGAGCGCGCAGGCCGGGCAGCATTTCCCGCTGAGCACGCTGTTTGAGCTTTTGCAGGTGGAGGGCAAGGAGCGCATCCTGCCGGTCCTGCGCGAAAACGAAAACCTGCCTGCCGAAAACGCGGAGCTCCGCGAAATGTGCCAGCAGGCGGACGGCCTGATGAGCCGCCAGCAGCAAAACGCCCAGCGCCAGCAGGAGCTGGTGGAAAAGCTGCTCAGTGAGCGCGCTGAGCTGGAGGAGACCATCCGGCTGATGCAAAGCAGGCTGGACGAACAGAACATGATCAACGAAGCAGAGAAGGAAAGCGAGGCGCTTGCCTGATCTGCTTTTTTGATACCTCAAATCAAGTCGTGGCCACGACGATACAAAAAGGAGGAAACCCAATGGAAACCAACACCGCAACCATGGAAACCATGCTCAACACCGCTGCGCAGGCATCCAGCGCCGTGCAGCCGCAGGAGACCGCGCCTGTGAATCAGCCTGTCATCCAGCAGCCCCAGCAGGATCAGACCCTGACCCTCAAGTTGCGCGCGCAGGAGCTGATCACCCAGGCCCGCACCATTCAGGCCGTTGCCAATGTGGATGTGATGGCGCTGTACAACACCGATCCTGAGGTTCGCGCCCGCATCCTGCGCGGCGAGTGGGACTTCATCGACGTGTGGAAGCAGATGAAGCCTGTGCAGACCCCGCCCGTTCCCGTGCGCACCGCCAACGGCGGCGTGGGTACGATGAACATCGGCGGCATGAACGATCAGCAGTTCGAGAAGCTCAATGAAATGCTGAAGCGCGGCGTGAAGGTGGATATGAGGTACTGACGAAGCGTCGAAAAAGCTCGCGCAAGCGCGATCTTTTCCGACGAATGCTGAGGAATGTTTCCGCGCAGGCGCGGAAACGGACCCGCCCGCCCGGCAAAGCCGGGCGATACGATTGCAGTCAGAGGGCCTGCGGGCCCTCCGACACCTCCGGAGAACAAGTATGCCGCAAGTAAAGCTCCCTCCTGAGGCCGCTCAGCGGCCTCAGCCATAGGATTCTTAAGGGCTTTAAGCCCTTAAGCGGGATCCAAGGGCAGAGCCCTTGGCCGCCGGAGGCACCCTGTAACCCCGAATACATCATCAAAAAGGAGGAACCCAAATGGCTCTTTTTGACAACATGAACCTGACCACGTCCGCCGGCGTTGCCCCGGGCGTGGTGGACTACTACGAGCGCACGCTGGTGGAGAACGCCCGTCCCGAAATGGTGCACGGCCGCGACGCCCAGAAGCGCACCCTGCCGGAGCACAACGGCAAGCATGTGCAGTTCCGCCGCATGATCCCCTATGAGGCCTGCACCGAGCCCCTGAAGGAGGGCGTGACCCCTGCCGGTCAGGAGATCAAGCAGACGGCCTTCACCGCCATGGTCAAGCCCTACGGCCGCCATGTGGAGCTGACCGACGAGCTGAACTTCTACCAGCTGGACAACATGCATCAGGAGGTGGCCAAGCTGCTTTCCGATCAGGCCGTGCTCAGCCTGGACACCATCTGCCGCGACGCGCTGTGCGCCGGCATGAATGTGCAGTACGCGGGTAAGAAGGCCGACCGCTCCGCCATCACCGCTGCGGACAAGCTGACCCCCGAGGAGATCAAGCAGGCCGTGCGCACCCTGCGCCGCAACAACTGCCAGCCCTTTGAGGACGGCTTCTACCACGCCATCGTCCATCCCGACGCCATTTACGACCTGACTGCTGATGAGCAGTGGATCGACGTGGCCAAGTATCAGGACAAGGACAAGATCGAGCGCTACGAGCTGGGCTGCATGTACAAGGTCAAGTTC